GTACGACAAATTATTATATGAACTTTACCGAGATACTGGAATGAGTACGCGCCAAATACAAAAATGCACTGGAATAAGTTTTAAGTCAGTATGGCAAACGTTAAAATATTGCAAGGATAGTTTAAAAATAGAAGTCGGAGAGCATTATGAGGACTACAAAAACGAGGATTACGAATTAATAAAATAAAAACATGGCAAGAAAAAGACGAACAAAAGCTGAAATATTAGCTCAAGAAAGCAAAGGATTAGGCGACACCGTTGAAAAGGTACTCGAAGTAACTGGAGTAGCAAAAGTAGCTAAATGGTTATTAGGAGAAGATTGTAACTGTGATGAACGCAAAGCAAAGTTAAACGAGTTATTTCCGTACAGAAAGGCGAAATGTTTAGAACAATCTGAATACGATTGGTTAAAAGAATGGTTTGACAAAAAGTCGGAAGTAATAAAACCAAGTGAACAAAAAACAATACTTGCAATTCATTCAAGAGTGTTTGGAGTACGCAACGAACCAACTTCATGTGGATCGTGTATTTTAGAAAGAGTAAACCAATTAAAACAAGTTTATAACACTTACGAAGATGCCGATTCCCAAGCCAACAAGTAACGAAACAAAGTCGGAGTTCATTCAACGTTGCATGACCGATGACAAAATGGTAAGTGAGTTTGAAAACACGGATCAAAGATTAGCAGTTTGTTCAACAAGTTATGAAGATAACCTATCAAAAAACACGAACGAATAAAGTGTGTAGCGTAACTTTAAAAAGCGACTATTATGTTGTTTTTATAAATCCAAACATTCATAAATCAGATTGGAACGCTTTAAGATTAATAATGGAAGTAACAGAAATAAATTACTGTGTATTTTTAGACAACGAAATAGAACAAATGGAAATATATCCAGTAACAAAAGACGAATACAGAGATTACTATTATAACCCTAATTAAATGAAGTTAGTAAAAATAAGTGAGGTTAAACCAAACCCAAAGAATCCAAGAATAATAAAAGACGTAAAGTTTAACAAGTTAGTAACTTCAATAAAGGAGTTCCCTGATATGCTAAATAAACGCCCTCTAATCGTTTTTACTGACGTAGATGATAAATACGTTGTCTTAGGTGGTAATATGCGTTTAAAAGCGTTAAAAGAACTAAAACACGAAACCGTACCAATTATAGTAGCAGACGAATGGACGGAGGAACAAAAAAACGAATTCTTAATAAAAGATAACGTAGGTTTTGGTGAATGGGACTGGGATAGTTTAGCAAATGAATGGGACGTTGAAAATTTAGATAGCTGGGGTTTAGACTTACCGGGTTTTGATTTAAACGCTGATGAATTAGGAACTGAATTTAGTTTACCTGATGGAGACAAAGCACCTTTTCAACAAATGACTTTTACTTTAGCAGATGAACAAGCGAAGCAAATTAAAAACGCAATAGCAGATATTAAAGAAACTGAAGAATATAAATATTGCGAAACAATGGGTAACGAAAACACGAATGGAAACGCACTTTATTTAATTATAATGCAATGGGCAGAGCAAAGGAAATAATAGTTAAGGTTATACCTGCAAAGATTGCCAATGAGTTTGTAAAGAAATACCACTATTCAGGTAAGGTAGTTCCAAATTCTATATTACATTTTGGCTGTTTTTTAGACGAACAGTTACACGGGGTTTTAAGTTATGGGTCTCCAATGGTAAAAAAGAATGTTATTCAATTTGTAGAAAACACGAAATGGAATGAAATGTTAGAATTAAATAGAATGGCTTTTAATGATTACCTACCTAAAAATTCAGAAAGTAGATGCATTTCAATTTCAATTAAATTAATTAAAAAAAACGCGCCGCATATAAAATGGATATTAAGTTTTTCAGACGCTAATTTATGCGGTGATGGCACTATATACCGTGCAAGTGGTTTTCATTTAATAGGAGTTAATAAAAACACAAGTACCTACCAATTGCCAAATGGTGAAGTAGTTTGTAGTTTAACAAGTTCAGCACACAGAACAAAAGAAAGTAATGGTAAAAGTGGAACTAATTGGATAAAAGAAAATGGAGGTAAAAAATTAGAAGGCTTTCAAATAAGATATATTTACGTAATTGATAAAACTTGCAAAATAACCGTGCCTATTTTACCTTTTTCAAAAATAGATGAATTAGGAGCTGGTATGTATAAAGGAAAAAAAGTAACTTTACAAGAACGAAAACAACAAGCGTCGGAAGCATAAAAGTAATGCGTTAATCATTCCAGATTAAAGAAGGGGTGCGATACCACCCCGACGCTCTATTTACAACGAAATTACAACGTACAATGGCATACGATAAAAAAAAGATATACGAACAAGCAAAAGAAATGATTGTTAAACACAGATTGTTTTTTTTTGATGATATTATAGCCTACCTTCCTATTTCTTCAAGTACATTTTACGCTTGGGAAATGGAAAAATCGGAGGAGCTAAAAGAATTATTAAACCAAAATAGAACTGAATTAAAAGTTTCAATGCGTTCAAAATGGTATAAGTCAAACGCACCAGCTTTACAAATGGCGTTAATGAAACTGATTGCTTCGCCTGAAGAATTACGAAAACTGGCAATGAATCATAATGTAACAGAAGAAGCTGAAAAGCCTATATTTAATAAACTTAATATAGATGTTGACTAAAACAACAGCGCAGAAAAAAATAGCACAATTAAAAAAAAGAATTAGAATTATTCAGGGCGGCACGTCAAGTTCAAAAACGTTTACAATACTTTCTTTTTTAATTCAATACGCTATTGATAACCCGAACAGCGAAATTTCAGTAGTATCTGAATCAATACCACATATTAAAAGAGGAGCATTAAAAGATTTTATAAAAATAATGCGATGGATAGGTAATTTCAACGAAGGTAATTTTAACCAATCAAGTCTTACATACCGATTTAACAAAGGTAGTTATATTGAATTTTTTAGCGCAGACCAACCCGACAAATTAAGGGGTGCAAGGCGTGATATTCTATTTATAAACGAATGTAACAATGTTAACTTTGAAAGTTTCCAGCAGCTTAATATTAGAACAAAGAAATTTGTTTACTTAGATTTTAATCCTACCAGCGAATTTTGGGTACATACGGAACTAAAAGACGAAGCTGATTCAGACTTCTTAATTCTTACCTACAAGGATAACGAAGCCTTAGATAAGTCAATAGTCGAACAAATAGAAAAGAACCGCGAGAAAGCTCTTACAAGCACTTATTGGAGTAATTGGTGGCGTGTATATGGCTTAGGTGAAATAGGAATGTTAGAGGGCGTTATATTCAGCAACTGGAAACAGATTGATAGTATTCCAAGTGATGCGAGATTGATAGGAATTGGACTTGACTTTGGATATACAAACGACCCTACCTCAGCGGTTGAAGTTTATACATGGAATGGTCAAAGAATATTAAATGAACTTGTGTATCGAACTGGAATGATAAACAGCGACATTGCTAAAATACTTCCTGATAACGTACCAATTTATGCGGATAGTTCAGAACCTAAGTCAATTGAAGAAATTAGACGGTACGGAAAGACGATTAAAGGCGTTACAAAAGGCAAAGACTCAATAAACTTCGGTATTCAAATAATGCAAAGCCAAGAATATTTGGTAACGTCAAACAGTACCAACCTAATCAAAGAATTACGCGGTTACATTTGGGACACTGATAAAACTGGCGTTCGTTTAAACAAGCCTATTGACTTCAACAACCACAGCATTGACGCAGCACGTTACCACGAAATGGAAGTGTTGGGAGTTAATCCACATTATGGTCAGTATTTTATTCATTAATTTACATAAATGACAGATGACCTACCGTTAATGGTGCGCACAGTTGAGAAATTCATCTTAGAAAAGAAAGGTATAAGGGTTAAAATAGTGTTTGATGACCCTATGAAAATACGAATTCACACAAAAATGTTAGGCCAAGCCTTTGATATTGCCTTAGCTTACTACAATTACCAAATATAAAGTTATATAAATATGAAAACGGAAATAGTAATTCCAACAACGCTTAGTGAAATTCCATTAATGAACTACCAAAAGTTTATAAAACTTGTTGAGGGTTCAAACGATGAAGAGTTAATAGCACAAAAGTCTATTGAAATTTTCTGCGGTTTAAATATGCGTGACGTACTTAAAATAAAATGGAGTGATGTTGTTGGGTTAGCTAATCATTTCAATGAGTTATTCCAGCAAAAAACGGAATTCAAAACCACGTTTAAAATAAAAGACATGGAATTTGGGTTTATACCTAATTTGGAAGATATGAGTTTCGGTGAGTATGTAGATTTAGACCACAATATCGGTAAGGTTGAAACATTCCATAAAGCAATGGCGGTTCTTTATAGACCGATAACCAAAAAAACGAAACAAGGCACTTACGAAATAATGCCTTATTCAGGAACGGATGAATTTGCTGAGTTAATGAAATACACTCCTTTGGATATTGCTATGGCAGCATCGGTTTTTTTTTATCATTTAGGAAACGACTTAGTACAAGCTTCGCTTACCTCTTTGGAACTGGAGATGAAGAAGAACAAGGAACTCAACACGACTATTCAGAACGGACTCAATTCAATAAGCAATGGGGATGGTATAATTCAATCTATGCACTCGCTAAAGGAGACGTTACAAAGTTTGATGAAGTTACCAAATTGGGAATACGGAAGTGCCTTACCTACCTTACTTACGAGCGACAGCGAACTGAAATTGAAAATAGAGAATTAAAAAGAAAATTTAAAAATGGGTAATTATTATAATTTACTGGATACGTTAAAAGGACACTTCGATAATGATGCGTTTATAAACACGGTAACAGAGGGTGACATATTCGCTGTTGACTTGTCTAAACAAACAATTTTTCCTTTAGCGCATATAATTGTAAATAGTAGCACGATTGAGAATAACATAATTCGTTTTAATGTATCTATTCTTTGCATGGATATTGTTGACATTTCAAAGAACGAAAACACGAATATATTTATCGGAGACAACAACGAACAAGACGTTTTAAATACAATGTTTGCAGTTCAAAATAGACTTTACGAAAGTTTAAGACGTGGGGAATTATTCAGCGACAATTTCATGGTAGATGGTAACGCAAGTGTTGAGCCATTTGCTGAACGCTTTGAAAACTATTTAGCTGGCTGGACAATGACACTTGATATTTTAGTTCCTAACTCAATGACAATTTGCTAATGAGTGAAACATTAAAAGCCTTACAGAAATTTAGAGATGAAGTTGTTAGCCAAGCGAAAGCCGAATTAAAGCGACAAAATAAAGATACGTCTGGAAAATTATCCAGCTCAATAAAAGGTGAAGTAAAAGAGTTCCCAAATTCAATAGGCATTTATTTTGACATGGAGGCTTATGGTAACTTCCAAGATAAAGGGGTTTCAGGTAAAGAAAAAAAATACAGCACTCCGTACAGTTACAAATCTAAAATGCCACCGCCAAAAGCGTTTGACAAATGGATAGTGAAAAAAGGAATTGCACCAAGAAATACAGCAGGTAAATTTCAGTCAAGAAAAGGATTACAATTTGCAATTGCTAAAAGCATATTTAAATACGGAATCAAGCCAAGCCTATTCTTTACTAAGCCATTTGAGAAAGCATTTAAGAAACTTCCGGACGTGTTAATAGATAAATACGGATTAGATGCTGAAACGCTGTTAAATTCAATATTAAATCAAAATTTAAAAAATATAAAATGAGTATTTTCGCACGTTCACCTTATATAATCGAAATATCCGAAACAGGTCAAGAGGGTTCAAAGATAGAATTAAGATTATGGAACGGAACTGGCTCAGCACCAACCGACCC